TTTAGAGCATCAAAACTAATTAAACATAAAGGCATAAGTTGTTCCTATTAGCCTATTAAGGCGATATCAAATACATTACTTTACAACTCGCCTTTAAAGCCATTTAAATACCTCTATTTAAGGGTAGCTCGTGCGTGCGGGTTACCCTTTCTATTTTGTTAATCCTGAGTAACACATTATTCTAAAATGCACGAGTCTATTTTGTTTCACTATACTAACTAATCAAGGAGGCTGATATGGCAGCATTGATTATTTGTGGTTCAGTTCTTACAGTAACTGGATTCATTGTTGGTTGGGTTCTTGCTGATAATCACTTATTTTGGAATCGACAGGAATGGGCAAGCAGAATTGAGGAGAGATTCTAAATATGGAAAGTTTGGGAAATTACTACAGAGAAATGATTGCAGAAGTTGAGAAGCATTCGTTCTATTATGAGATTGATAGATTGCTTAATGAATTTTACGAAAAGGAGAATGAGGATGAGAACAATTGAGAAGAAGGTAGCTTACGTCGATAGAACATTAACTTATAAAGGCTGTTGGGTTGATGAGAACAATGTTACTTGGTTTGAATTTGGAGATTCAAAAGATAGAACTTGGACGCATTCTCAAATACCAGTAGAACGCTGTGAGTCAGCTGAAGCAATGAAGCAAGCAAAGATATTTATTACTAAAGCTTCACAGCTGAAAGTTGGAGATAAAGTAATTGTTAAAGCTGCTGTAAGAGCCGTTGTACAAGGCGGTGTATATGGAAATGTCGAAAAGATTGTTATGAAAATATAAATCTTGTTAATATATTTAGAGTAAATAATTTATTTATTATGGAGATGAACGATGATTACAGAAAGAGATGTATTTGAGGCAATGTTAAACAACGCTGAACTTAGAGTTGGAGCTCCTTGCTCTGATTTTGGTACAATGTTCAGAAAGAAAGAAAGCTATAAAGGTCCATTAACTTTAAAAGCTATGGGCCGCGAGCTTTGGAATAAGTATTGCAGAGAAAGAAACGCTTATATTAAAGGAAAACTATAAGGAGATAATAAATGCCAAGAAAACAAACATTAACTGGAACTTTGTTTAGACAAAAGTTTGGATATTACGGAAAACTTACAAAAGAAGCGATGGGAAAACAGCTTTGGAATGAGTATTATAAAATGCTAAGTAAAGCTAAAACTAATTCTGATGAACATATTAAAGCTAAAGCAGAACGAAAGCAGAAAAGACACAAGCTTGCTTTGGAACGGCAACAACATAGAAAAGATGTTGGCGAACATCTTAAATCATATTGTTGCGATGACATTACAAAGATTGAAAACTATGAAGCTGCTAAAGCTGATAAGTTTGTAAATTGGCAATGCCACCACAGACTTGAAACGCACACATCTGATGGTGAACGACGTTTAGTTGATTTAACTCGGAGAGAACTTAATGCTTTTGGAATGTATTGGAAGCGGCCTGCATCAGAGCTTATACTTCTTCCAATGATTGAACACAGAAGATTACATCTTTGTGGAAAGCCAAACTGCAGAGCAGGAAAATACAAAATGTAGTCAATATTTTACAAATAATTTACTAATCGAAAGGGCACAATGCCTTTATATTACTAACAACAAAACAGAGAGGAGATTAAAATTATGAAAATGCCAAACAAGAAATCATTGATTACTATTTTGATGATGTTGGTTTTGTCATCTGCTACTTTTGCAGATATTTACTACCTTAAAGTAAAGGAAAACAACAAATGGAACACAGTCTCTATATCAGAAAAGTCATTCAACTTGTTGTCTAAAACTGCTATAGAAGTAACAATCAGTAGCAAATCTGGTACTTTCCACAGCTCAGGTAGAGGCGACATAGATTACACAGGTTCATATAGTTTTGAATTGCCATCAAAAGAAGATATGAGAACTGTAATAACTCGATATGTAACAGGCTCAAATGAATGGGTTAAACAACCACCAAAAGAAGAGAAGCCAAGGCAGCCACAAACAAACGATGTTACCATCAGAAGTTTAGTCAACTAATAATATATGGGAAAGAAGAAAACACCAGAACATAAGTACTGCATTTACTTGACAACAAATAGAGTAAATGGAAAGACTTATGTTGGCCATCATATGTATGAAAAGTTGTATGATGGCTACATTGGCTCTGGCATGCTTATAAAGAAAGCTATAAAGAAATATGGTAAAGAGAACTTTAAAATAGAATATCTTGAAACTGACTTAACAGAAAATGAAGTTGATTGGTATGAGGAATGGTACATTGAAGTGCTTAATCCTTATTATAATATAAGGAAAGGAGGACAAGGTGTAAGATATAGACAAACTGTAACAGCCCAAGAATCCTTAATAAAGAATACAGAATCAAACAAACGCAAATGGGAAGACCCTAGTTATAGAGCTTGGATGATGGAGAAAAGAGCTAAAAGACGCGGTGTCCCATTACCAAAGTCTGAAGAAGCAAAGCAACATATAAAAGAGTCTATACAAAGAAGAAAAGAGTTGGGGACATTCAAGCCTCCCATGTTAGGCAAGCATCATTCCGAAGAAACAAAGAGAAAGATGTCAGAAGTTCAGAAAGGAAGAAGTAAGCCACACAAAGGCATCCCTCGTTCAGAAGAATGTAGAAGAAAGATAGCAGAAGCTAATAGAAGAAGAAAGGGAACAGTTTACTGGTTTACTAATGGCATAATTAACATTAGATCAGACCAATGTCCAGAAGGCTTTAAGCCGGGGAGAATAAAGAAAGATGGCAGCCAAAACTAAATTAGAAATAAGAAAGGCCATATCAGATTATAGAAATTATGTTAATGAAACAATCGTTGATGCAATCATAAAACCTGTTGGCAAATCAAAAGAGTCATTTGCAGAAAAGTTTATTGCAAAATATTTGTCAAATGCTTTAAGAGACACAAGCAGCAAAGAAGCTCAAACATTGGCCAACATTCTTATTAAGCCCGACTCATTAGAGCAATTACAAAAGTACGAAGCATCAAACAAAAGCGTTGATGCTGATATGGTGTTGTGGAAAATCAATAACACATTGTATGACAAACAGCAAGAAGTGTTCTCAAGCTTCTTACATAATGCATATAAAAGATACCTTATTATCAACTCTAGACGAACTGGTAAAACTGAGTTGATGGGACGACTTATCGTAGCAAACTTAGTCTCTTCAAATGATGCACATGTCGTTTATATCAACAGAACATCATCAGCTGCAATTAGACAGATTAAGAAGCCTTTGGCAACAGCTTTAGCTCAAACTAATCTTCAGATTATAAAAGGTTCTGTGGACTCTCAGTTCATAGAGTTTAGCAACGGCTCACAATTACTTATCATCGGAAACAATAACGCTGCTGATATAGACCGTGTTCGTGGCGAAAGAATAAGCCTTTGCATTATGGATGAATGCGGACATCAAAGAAACACAAAGCAAATTGTTCGTGAGGTAATTGAGCCAGCAATGACTGATTATGGTAAAGATGCCAAGTTGGTGTTAGTTGGTACTCCACCTAGAAATGCTCATACATATGTTGAAGAAGTTTATAACAATGCAATCTCTTTGGGTTGGAAGACTTTCCATTGGACTTTTATTGATAACCCACATCTTCCTGACAGAGATCTTATAATTGATGATGTATGCAAATCAAATGGATGCTCAAAGGACTCAGCATTTATACGCCGAGAGTATTATGGTGAAATGAACGCATATGACACAGACGCATTATGGATTAAGAAGTATTCTTATAATCCACAAGAAAGAATTCCTAATGGACCACTCTATGCTTATATTGGTGTTGACTGGGGCTATGAAGATAAAGCAGCTGTAGTATCAGTAATAGCAGACAAACAGACACAAAGAGCTTACATAGTAAATAGCTGGAGTGAAGAACACAGAGGTATTACAGAAGTCTCTAATGAGGTAATAAATCAAATAAAGTATTTGAAAGACAATTACAATTTAATTCGAGATCCATGGGTAATCTGTGATAACAATGAGAAAGGCGCTGTTGCTGACTTGAGTTTGGTGTATCATATCCCTAATGTATTTACAGCATACAAATATGACCTCGACTTTGCTCAAGACCAACTTAATGAATTGTTCTCAACTAACAAGATTATGGTTGTCAATGATCCAAGTAATCGAGTTAGAGAAGATTGCGAGAGCAGCATGTGGCAAAGGGATGAAGAATCCGATAAAATCTTACATATCTTGGATGACGATATTTGGCACCCTAACGCCTTAATGTCAGTATTATATATAACTAGACAATTTGCATTTGAGATTTTGGGGTGGACTGATAAGAATAAAGCTGTTAGGGAGATTATCAGATCATGAACCTAAGCCAAGACAAAGATTTAAACATAGAAACTACTGATGTAGTATGGAAGAACGTCTCTGATACGCATAGCACTAATTACAAGATAACGCGTAGAAACGCTATAGCCGCATTAAATAGTTATAGTAAACTGTATGACATATATACACTGCTGTCGGGATCATTAACAAAGTTGCAAGAGTCAGCTGATTCGTTGAGGTATTATTTTGAAAATAAATAAGGTACAATCAAAATCTGTAGATGATTACAATAGATTAGTAAACAATGTAAACACCGCTGAAAGACAATGTCAAGCTGAATTTGATGAGTATTTAGAGGACTGCATTTACTGGGACATTTACACTTCATTGATAGAGATTGCTTTAATTGCAAAGATTGCTAAATTGGCAAACACAATAGTTGAAATCAAGAAGGCGGCTAAATAATGAAACATATACTGGATTACAACAAAAGAACAATGGATAGAAGTCAACTGTCCATATATCATTATTATAGAAGCAAGATAAAGCCTTTGAATTCTGGTTTAGCAATATACAGAATAACAAGCCTCAAGCATAGCCTTAAAGCAATTTATTACAGACAATTGATAAATGGCTTAAGAAAAGCATTAGATGCCATAATAATCGAACACAGAGATGAAATTCCAGATGAATTATTAGATTACATAGAAGAATTAGAAGATGCTGCAGAAAAGCTTGAAGACATTACAGAAGTATTAGAAAATGATTCAAGTGATAGTGAAGAATTAAGGAAAACGCCGCCCGTTCCTAAAGAAGTAAAAGAGAAAGTTGAAGAGATTGTCCCAAAAGAAACAATCCAAGAGATTAAAGAAGAAGTAACAAAGACTGATATGCCGCCAATAACAATAACTAAAGAGGCTGAGCAAGAAGCAAAAGCTGAAGCAAAAGCGGATGCTGAAGCAACCGTGCCGCAAACAGTTTCTGTTATAACTGATGAGACAAAATCAGCATCAGAGAGAGCTAGCGAATTGATATCAGCACTAGATGGTTATGGAACTAAATCATCAAATGGCTCAGCTGAGGCAATCGGAATCGCAACGGGTGGAGCTGCTGCGGGAGCTTTAGCAGTAACTGGGGCAACAGCTGCAGCAGCTGCTGCAGCAGCAGAAACAGTAGCAGGAGTTGCAGCAGGAATATTTGCTGAAGGCTTAACAGGAGCAGCAGGAGTTTTAGCTGGGGCTTGGGGCGGTGGAGCTGTTGGAGCTGCGGCAGCAACAGGAGTTGTAGCGGCAGGTGTAGCTATAGGTGGAGCTGCCGCTGGTTTAGTTGTAGGTGGAGCTGTAGCTGGTATTATTGAGTTGGTTGACAAAGTTGGGGGATTTCTCGAAGGACAAGAGAAGGAGCATATTCAAGACGCCATTCAACACGCCATTGAAGTTGGTGAGAAAGCCTTAGCAGAGGGTAAGTCTGTAACTGAAGCTCAAAATGAAGCCTTTGGAGCATTTAGAGGAGATCCAGATAAACCTGATACTCTTGGCATATTGATTGACATTCATGGTAGGGAAACAGGCGTATCACGAACAGATGTATATGAGGGTATTGCTCAAGTAATTCAAGCCGTGGCTGAAGAACAGAATAATAATCCAGGAAGTGAAACGCCCGGAAGTACTACACCAGGTGCAAGTGGTCCAACAGATAGCCCAGAAACACCAACAACACCAACAGGCTGTGGTTCGGATGAATGCCCATCTGATGCTTATTGTGATTGTACGGCTGATACTTGTACTTCGGATTGTTCTTCTGATTGTTCAGGAGATTGTAGCGGAGATTGTACCGGGGATTGCGCAACTGATTGTACCGGAGATTGTACCGGAGATTGCGCAACTGATTGTACCGGAGATTGTACCGGAGATTGTGCAACTGATTGTACCGGAGATTGTACTGGGGATTGTACCGGGGATTGCGCAACTGATTGTTCAGGAGATTGTACCGGGGATTGTGCCAGCGATACGCCTTGTGGCTCTGACACGCCTTGTGATACTTGTACTTCAGATTGTAGCTCTGACTGTGGCACTGACATCCCATACTGTGACTGTGGTTGCGATGATTCTGTATGTGGAACTGATGAGGACTAATTTAATATGACAATAGTATTTAACAACGCTTTAATTTGTAGTGGGTCTTGTGGGTATTGTACCGCCAAGACAGATATAGATAATTTCAAATCAGGAACCAACTTAGAAGCCATAAATAAACGGCTTTATGAAATGATACAATTTGACTTTGATGCTTTAGAAGAAGCCATAATAAAACAGCCTGACTTCAATGAAGACAAAGTTGGTTTCAGTATATGGGGTGGAGACCCGTTAGCTTCATGGGACAGTTATCTGGAATTGTATTACTTCTTGGAGTATATCGGCCTAAAGTACAACAAACATATCTATCTTGGAGGTTCTACAAATGGCCTTGCTTTCCAAAATAAAGACGTGGTAGATTTCATGCTTAGCCACCCTAACATAAGAATGCAGTTAAGCCATGATGGATTAGGACAATTCATAAGGACAAGGGATGTTGACCCATTGAAATTTGACTGCATGGAAGACTTGTGGAAGAACAACAACCTTAAGTCAATCAACTGCGTATTAAACCAGTTAAACTTCGATGTTAAAGAAAACTGCAGATACTTTGACCAGTACAAGTTCTTGCATAACGTAAGAATATATTCCGCCAGAGATGAGCAATACGAAATCCCAGTAAAATGCGAGGGCTTCATAAATGGAAAGTATTTTGAAGAGCTCAAAGATTACAGTGAAATCAATTTGTGTATTCATAACAGTAATGACCACAAAGTATTTGAGCATGCTTGTGATGACTTCTTTGAAGGGTATTATTGGTTAGGTAATCTTATAAGGGAAGGGAAAGCAAGAAAGTATGCCAGTCCATATATAGAAAGAATTAGAACATGTTTGAGAAATAAAGACAGAAAGCCGCTTTGCGCGAAATACCATTTAGGCCTTTCCGAGACTTCAAGCTGTATTGATACATTAGGCAAATATACAGAATGCCATTTGTTGGATAGTAATATGCATGTGCCAAATAAAGAAATGAAGAAGCCAGAGAAATGTAATGGATGTAAGTTCATTGATTGTCATGAATGCAACACATGCGGAAGAGTTGACCTTTCTGATTGGCCTTGCCAGCATAATTACAGATTAAATCAATGGGCAATTCATTTTAAAGACTTAACTAATAAAACAGAGGAACGTAAATGAAACAGATATTCCCTACAAAGCCTGCTAATATTAGACAGATAGGAACAGAAGCAATAACAAAGAAGCAATATGATGAGCTTGTAGAAATCGTAAACAACTACAAGTCTGACTTTGATTTGGCTGTCTCCCAGCTGAATGACTTTAAGGAAGAATTGCAGCATCATGTTGTCACGGATAACATAGATACAGAAACATTGTCAGCCGGAACAATTGACGCTTTGAGCATTTCAACAGATACACTGGAAGTAAACAACATTTCCGACTTTATTGATTTGATTACAAAATCTATACAGAATGGCAGCCTTAAAGTAGAGTTTAATGAAGGCAGCTTTACAGTATTATTTGACAATAACAAGTCAATTGAAGTAAAGCCAAATGAAGTTTTGATTTACAAGAACTTGGCTATTGATGGCGACATTGATGTAAACGGCTCTATTGCGGCAGATAATGTTGAATTGGATGGTGACTTAGAGGTTCATGGAAATGTTGTATTTGATAATCCTCCAGAGCAAATTGATGCTAACCTTACCGGTACTACTTCAATTGAAAACGCCGATATTGAGAATGCAGTAATTGACACAGCTCAGATTACTCATATTGAAGGAACAGAAGCCCAGCTCCAACAGATTGTTACAGACAGCCTAGAAGCTGACATTTTCTTAAATAACGATTACACAAGAATTGCCCATAATTACCACAAGCATGAGCCTCAGCAAGTTTTAGCATCTCTTCAAGATTATTGGATTGTAATTCCCAACTTCAAGAACGGTGAGTATTATTTGTATTCTGAATGTGGTGAAGAGCTTGACTGGTCATTTGAATGCTTCAATTCTATTGACAACCCAATGTTCAGATGGAGTGAAAGAAGCTTAAACAGAATCAAGCAGGTAATCTTACAGAACTTTGACGATGGTACGGCTCGTATTGTTTTACGCATTGGAGCTACAAACGAATTAGCAAAGATTTATTGTGCTTCTAATTCCTTTGAGATTGCCCATTACACTACTGGTTGGAACAGCCCGACAATTTACAATTACAGACCTTATACAGAAGGCAAAGAAGTTGATATAAATGACCTCAAGGGAACTTATATCCCGAATGCTACTTATGCAGGTGAATTCCATGCAGAAGGTATGGTTGTTGATAACTTTATCTTTAACAAGCTCTTCGTAAAAGAAAGAATTGGATTCCCAGTAGAATCTGGAACAGAGAATTACGATGTAGGAAGGGAAGGCGATTACATTACTAACGTTTACGATGAAGCCGCCGATGAAACTAGAGTTGAATGGGTTAGTCCTACAAACAACAAAACACCAACAGCAGCTATTGAAAGAGATAAACTTGTAACAGAAGCAACACTCGGTAATTATACCGGAGAAATGACATCTGAAAGGACTGAAACTGTTGTAAATGACTATGCAAGCCTGGTTACTGACGGAACATATTATTACAAAGACGGCGATAATTATGTAGCTATTGTCTCTAAATCAACAGAAACAGACAGAACTGAATATGCCGTAAATGCATTGACGCAGGACGATGCTGATGTTTTGGTAGCACAAGGCGTTTACTTGTTCGAAGACCCTGATTATGTAGCAATTACTTCTATTGACGTAGAGAATAAAACAATCAATGATACTGATTATTCTGCTGACTGGGAAACAATGCCAATTTACGGCCATGAGGTTGTAAGCTATTACGTAAATGACACATATCTTGTTACATTCCCATTGACAGTTTATGGCTCTACTTCTACAGAATATAACATCAAGCATTTGGATGATGGCACTACAGTTCACGGTTCAATTGATGTATCAGAAGATGCTGACATTGAAGGCAACCTTACAGTTGAAGGTGATACAAGGACAAAGCATATTTATGATGGCGAAACAATTCCGAATGATTTGCCAAATGACAGTCTTGTAATTGATGATACAGATGAGAAGCTTTACAGAAAGAGAGACTTTACTATTGAAGAACAGACTGTAAGCAAGTTTGATGAATTAGCTGTAAAGAACTCTGATTACACAGATTGGGCTGACATGGACGGAAAGCCTGTAATCTACAACAAAGACAGAGATGCTCTTGAGCCTTCTGACACATTGACTATTGACAATCTCGAAGTTGATGACTTAAAGGTAAACAACAACCTTGATGTCGGAAATGACGTAAGGATTGCTGGTGATTTATATGTATCTGGAACAACTCACACTGTTACAGAAGAAACAATCGAAAGCAAGTCAGACACAATCGTATTGCGTGAAGGCAATCCAAACGGACTTTTGCCAGGACAGCAGTCTGGTATAATAATCAACAATTATGATGGCAATGAATCTGATTTGTCTATTGTATCAGATGAAACCGGAACATTAAGAGTTGGAACTGGAACTGGTACAAGCACTGTTCTTACAAACGTTGCTTACAATTCTTCTACCGGAAAATGGTACAGCTTCGTAATCGGGCCTGATGATGAGAAAGTTTACACAGAGATAACGCCTCAGCCTTCCGGAGCAATCACTGCAACTACAGGTAAGACAGAAGAGGCTCCTTATACCGTTTATGATTCAGTAACATTCACTGTAATAGACAAGACAACTTTGCAGCCGATATTGACAAGAGATGAAGAAGCTGATATGTCTGATAACGGAATCCTTGTATTCGACAAAGACAACGTAAAGGCAAAGACGCTTCCTGTACCGACTGTATCCGGACAAGTATTGACAGCAGAGTATGATGATGTTGCTGATAAGATGGGTTATCAATGGCAAGACCCATCAGCTTCTATTTTCAGATTTACAACATTTACAGATTATCAGGCAGCTTTGGCAATTCCTCCTGGAAACAGAGGATATATTCCAGACGGAAGCTTGATTATAATTGAAGGCGACTATAATTACTTGAGAGGACCTGACGGATATGTTGAACCATAATGTATACGGAGAACCAACTACGGCCGACAATTATCTTATGGATGCTCGGCCAAATGAAGCCTATGCTGGTTGGATTTACATGTCGCCTTATATAGACGGATTCCGTTATTGGAGAAAGCCGTATGAAACTAGATGGCACAGAGGTAATCCAGAAAACTGGCTGGATTCTGAGATAACAAGTAAGTCTTTCGATGAGGGAGTCAAAAGGTATAATCTTTACGGAAAATTCTACATAAATTACTTTGACAATAAACTATACGATGTTAACACAATAAATAAAACCGCAACTGATTCAGGCAAGACTGACCCGCTTGTTCAAGACCCAGTAATAAACAAGCTTATTGAAGATGACTTTACTGATGCAACGATAATCACGACAATTACCAGTTACTGCAAGGTTTCTTACAATGACCAGTTTAGGTATTTTACTGGCTTAAGCTAT